TTGGAGAATTTATCGCTAATTTCTTTTCAGATGGTGCAAATGAGTTTTTCTATGATGGAACAAAAAGATTAGAAACAGTTTCAGCAGGAGCAAAAGTTACAGGTAATTTAGAGGTAACAGGCACGATTACTGGAGCAGGTGGTTCTTTTCTACCTTTGATTGGTGGAACAATGACAGGCGATACTATCCATAATGATAATGTAAAATCTATTTATGGAACAGCTAGTGATGGATTAGAGATTTATCACGATTCAAATGATTCTTTTATTACAGATACAGGAACAGGGGGGTTAAGTATTAGAGGAAGCCGAATACAAATACAAAAAACTAATGGTGTAGGATATATTGATTGCATAGGAAATGCAGTAGAACTTAAAAACAATGGTGCAACAATATTAACAACTTTAAGCACAGGAATATCAGTTACAGGAAATGGAGCGTTTTCAGGTGGAACTTCAGTTCCTGATTCTCAATTTGGTAAATATGGAACAGGAGACGATATTATTATTGGACACGAATCTAGTGGTAGCTCTATTTTAAGAAATTTCACAGGTAATTTTTATATAGACCAAGCAGCAGTAACTCAATCAATAGTATTTAGAACATCAAATAACTTTGTTTTAGATACAACTGCATTAACTATCTCTAGGAACGGCGATTTATTTACGGGGCGTGACGTAACGATCGCAGGAGATCTTACAGTAAACGGTACTACAACGACCGTAAACTCGCAAACACTAGCAGTCGTAGATCCTTTAATACAATTAGCAAAAGGCAATACAGCTAACAGCTTAGATATTGGATTGTATGGAGATTACAATGATGGTACAGGAAGATATTTAGGTTTATTTTCTGATGCTTCAGATGGTAATAAATTTAAGCTATTTAAAGGCTTAACAGTTGAACCCACAACAACAGTTAATATTGGTGGTGCAGGATATGTAGCAGGAGATTTATTAATAGCAGGATTAGAAGCGACTACAGGAACTTTTACAGGAACTGTATCTACAGGTGGTTCTTTAATTTCATCTAATATAATTATAAATCAAATTACTTCAGGAACAACTAATGGTAATATAATAGTTAGAAATAATGCAGGGTCAACAATATCAACTTTTAATAATAATCTATCTGTAGGTTTTACAGGTTCAGGAACTTTTGATGGAGCAGTTACTACTAATGGTTATTTATATGTACAAGGTCAAGCTACGCCTCAAATCTTTATGAATAGTAATACAGCAGGAACTCCAAGTTGGACTTTTATTGCTAGAAATGATGGTTACTTTTTATTAGGTAGGTCAGGAGTATCAAATGACTTTTATCTTGACCCTAATGGTGTAGGAAATTTCTCAGGAAGATTACAGGCAAATGGAGCATTTAAAGTAACAGGTTTTGGCACACCTAATTATCCAACAGGAGCAGGAGCTGAAATTTTCTATAATGCACAAACAAGTTTTTTCCAGTCTTATGATAGAGATAATAGTGTTTATAAACCTTTAATTATAGATGGTTCTACAGTTGCAATAAATATAGGTGGTACAGCTAAACTTTCAATAAATAGTGCAGGAGCAGCAACTTTTGCAGGAAATGTTTTAGTAGGTAGTGGAACAATAGATAATCCTCAAGGATGGGGTAAAGTATTACAGGTTCAAAATAGTGGTTCTAATGGTGCTTCTTTGTCTGTTAAAGACAGTAATAATGAATGGAATTTAGCTACATACAATGGTGTTTTTAATATTTCAGATGGAGTTGAAGAAAGGTTAACAATAGACAGTTCTGGAAACTCAACTTTTGCAGGAAATGTAACTTTTGCAGGAAATGTATTAATAGGTAATACTGTTGTAAACCCAGCAAGTGGATTTTCTGACCAAACAGGAATAGGATTAAAGTATTCAACTACAGTTCCTACAATAGAAGTTTCTTCAGATTCTGCTGCTATGCAATTAGGTAGAAGTTCAACAGGTGGCGAAGGTCAGATATTAGGATTAAGAAAAGCAGGTACTATTATACATAATTTTGACACTAATAATGTTAGTATAGGAACAAACGCAACTTTTGCAGGACAAGTAAATATAACAAAATCAGGAGGAGACCATAATTTAGTTCTTACAAACAATACAGCAGGTGGCGATTTTATTAAGTGTGTAGGCGAAACAGGAGATACAGTTTTTCTAATAGATTCAACAGGAACAGGTGGCGAAGCAACTTTACAAATGTTTTCTGATGGTGTATTAAAAAACACAATTTCAGCTAATGGAAATACTTATTTTAATAATATTGGAAACGTAGGTATCGGAACGGATAGTCCTGATACTGAATTTCACGTAAAGGGTAGTGCCACTGTAGCTAATTTTGAGGGTACAGGTGGTTCGGTTTTTATTGGGTTAAAAGATTCTGACGATGGTACAATAGGATATATGGGCGTTGATGGAGGAAAGATTAAATTCCAAACAAGTGGTTCGGGATATTCTGACAAACTTGTTATTGATACTGTAGGCAACGTAGGTATAGGAACGACTAGTCCTAATGCAAAGTTGACTTTAAATGACACAAATAAAGCTGTTAATAGTGCAGGAAATCTATTTGTTTCTACTACTGATACTTTAGGAATTGATAAGGGTGGACAAATAAGTTTAGGTGGAGTGTGGTCAGGAACATCACAAATACAATTTGCTGCTATTGCAGGTAGAAAGGAAACTTCTACAAGTGGAAGTGCAGGAGGTTATTTACAATTTTCTACTACTGCATCCTCTGGTGGGAATACAATAGAGAGAATGCGTATTACAAGTGGGGGGGATGTTGGTTTTGGAACAACAAGTGCAACACCTACAATAGATAGTTTATTTATAGAAGCACAAGACAATTATGCTTTATATAGTGGCTCTAATGGAACAGGTGCTTCAAATCATATGGTTTTTGGAAATGCAAATAGTTGGGTAGGTACAATAACTACTAATGGTTCTGCAACTGCTTACAACACATCATCTGACTACAGACTAAAAGAAGATTTAAAAGACTTTGCAGGATTAGATATGGTTTCTAAAATACCTGTTTATGACTTTAAATGGAAAACAGACGAAAGCAGAAGTTATGGAGTTATGGCTCACGAACTTCAAGAGGTTTTACCTGATGCAGTAACAGGGGAAAAAGATGCAGAAGAAATGCAGTCTGTTGATTATTCTAAAATAGTTCCTTTATTAGTTAAGTCAATACAAGAGCTAACAGCTAAAGTTGAGATGCTAGAAAAGAATTGTAATTGTAAAAATTAGTATATTTGTATTTATAACTTAAAAAATATAATAAAATGTCAAAAATTAAAGAATCAGAATTAAAAGGTTTACAAGAGCAAGAGCAAAAAAAGGGAGCGATCCTACATGATCTTGGATTACTACAAACTCAAATCCACAGCTTAAATCACATGTACGCAGAGCTAATGGTTGAGCAAGACAAATCTAAAAAGGAACTAGAGGAGGCTTATGGTAAAGTCAACATAGATCTAAAGGACGGTTCATACGAATTAATACCAGAAAAAGATGAAGAGAATAAGTAAACATATTTCTTACAAGGAAGCGACAGAATCACATTACGCAAAGTCGTATGGTATATCTAATAAACCAAAAGCCGAACATATTAAAAACATGGAACTGGTAGCTGAGAAGGTCTTTGAGCCTCTTAGAGAATGGGTGGACGCTCCGATTAAAGTAAATAGTATGTTTAGGTCTCTAAAATTAAATACGGGCATAGGAGGCTCTAAAACGTCGAGCCATATGACTGGAAACGCAATAGATATTACATCTATGGGCGGCAAAACAAATCTTGAGATGTTTCATTACATAAAAGACAACTTAGATTTTGACCAGTTAATTTGGGAATACGGATCAGAGCCTCGATGGCTTCATATTTCTTATGAAAGCGAAAAGACTAACAGAAAACAAGTATTAAAAATTATAAGAAAAGGCATTTATTACACTTATGCTGATTGTGATAACTGCTAAACAGAACTCATGCCAATACCTAACAAAAAAACAGGAGAGAAACAAAGTGATTTTATGATAAGGTGTGTACCTCAAGTTATGAGATACCATAATAAGTCTCAGGCAATCGCTATTTGTTACCGAACTTTTGAAGGTAAAATGATAAACCTTGAAACATATAACGACTATCCTAAAAGCGTCTCTAATAACGCCAAAAAGGTTTTACGGTGGAGAGATAAGTATAAGGACGATGTCAAAGGTATGACTCAAATAGGATGGACAAGAGCTAATCAGTTAGCTAAAAGAGAAAACATAAGTCGTGAGACGATCGCCAGAATGTCGGCATTTAAAAGACATCAAAAAAACGCAGAGGTAAGTCCAGAGTTTGAAGACACCCCTTGGAAAGACGCAGGTTATGTAGCTTGGCTAGGATGGGGCGGTACTACTGGCATAAATTGGGCTTCTAAAAAGCTTGTACAAATAGATAACAAATGAAACAAGACTATAATACAATATTGATTAATGCAGGAACTTTCGGAATATCCTTGACAAATATAGATGTCGTTTTAAAAATCCTTTTAGTAAGTGTTACTATTGGTTACACAATACAGAAATGGTATTTGCTTAATAAAAACAAAAAGAAATGAAGCCTAAAAAGAAGTTTTCAGAAACTAAAGTAGGCAGCTTCTTAATGAAGGTTGCTCCACATATCTTTGACATAACCTCTGCTATAAGCCCAACGTCTACTGTTTTAAAGCTCATTAAAGGGTTAATAGTAAAAGACGAAGTACTCAGCCCTAAAGACAAAGAAACCGCTTTAGAGCTTCTTAAAATGGATATTATAGAGACTCAGGAGATTAGTAAGAGATGGGATTCGGACATGAAATCAGATAGTTGGTTATCAAAGAATGTTAGACCACTTACCTTAGTCTTTTTTTCAGTATCTTATATTATAGGATGGTTTTTAGAATACCCTTTGGATAGTATTACAGGACTTCTGTCTTTAATAGTAGCAGCTTACTTCGGCAGTAGAGGGTTTGAGAAACTAAAAGCGATCGGCAAATAAGGGCTTCATAAAGTACCGACTATATTACTTTTATCTATATATATTTAAAAGAATTTTTCTAAGAATTTTATAAAAAGATTAAATTTATTACTTTTTTTTAGAATATCCTAATTTATTGTTGTACATTTATATGTTTACCTATAAAGAAACATGGCGAAAGCAATATCTAGAAGTAAGTTAGTAAAGCAATTAGACTCAGTATTTAGCCAGTATATAAGACAGAAGGATTCTGTTAACGAAATTACCACATGCTTTACTTGCGGTAAAAAAGATCATTGGAAAAAACTACAGAACGGACACTTTCAAAGTCGTAGACATTATTCAACAAGATGGGATGAGATTAATTGCCAAGTACAATGTGCGGGGTGTAATGTATTTAAGTATGGAGAGCAGTTTTTGTTCGGTCAGAACTTAGATATAAAATACGGTGCGGGTACATCTAGACGCTTACATATTAAAGCTCAAGGAATTATCAAAATAAATAATGCAGAAATTAAAGAAATGATAAATCACTACAAAAATTTTGTGGATTAAATATAATTACATATATTTGATCGTTCTGTTTATTAAAAAAGAGAGAGGTGGATTCTAAATTTACCTTTTTTTTTCGTCTTATATTTTTTTTATTAAACTTTTTATACTATATTTACATAACAATAATAAATAGAACACATGAAAAACACTACAATTTTTGAAAACTGGTCTACTCCAGATTTATTCGATCATCTTTATTTTTTAGAAGAGAAGGTTTGGACTACAAAAACACATTATGAAATCCATTCTATTAAAAAAACTTTAAAGGATAGAAAAAACTTTGAAGATAAATTAGAATTATACAAAGACTTTATATAACCTTTTAATAAACAGACATGAAACACGAAACAGAATTAGATCAAGTAAAATCCGAGATTATTACACTCGAAATCCAACTAGCTCATGCGGCACTACATAAAGACGCATTCTCACAAATCGATCTTTACAAAAGACTACTAGAAAAAAAATCATATAAAAACACATTAGAATGGATGTAAAAATTAACGCTTCTATTGAAGTACTACAAGAGATTATAGTATATAATCAATTTAGGATTGAAGCACTTAAAAAGGAAATTACTAAATTAAAAACCCAATTAAAACAGAACAAAAATGGATAACACAGAGAGATTAAAAGAGTTGTACAAAAAGTACAATCTAAATAGAGAGATCGATATTTTCAAGCATAAAACGCTAGGCTACATTATTCTTACTAGGCAAGGGATTGAAAAAATTCAAGCATTAGAAAAAATTTACATTACTTATGACGTAATTAAATGCGAGACTAATTTTTCAGTTATGAAAGCGAAAGCAAGTAAAGGAGAAGCCAAAGTAGAAACATTCGGAAGTGCCTTAAAAGGAACGAATTACAAAGACGGAAACCATAATAGTTGGTACGTCGCAGAAATGGCAGAAAAACGAGCTATGTCCAGAGCAGTCTTAAAACTTACAGGGTTCTATGAGCTAGGAGTTTTCGGAGAGGATGAGGCAGAAGATTTTAAGAAACCAATAACAATTAAAAACAACTAAACATGGGAGCAATTATTAACGCAAGTATTGACATGAAAGCAATACCTAATCACAAATTTCAAGCAGAAAAAAACGGCAAGGTATTTTACAATTTCACAATTATTATTAATGACGAAACAAGATTTAAAAACAACGTCTGGATTACAGACAGTCAAACGCAGGAAGAGCGAGAGGCTAAGAAGCCTAGAATTACACTAGGAAACGGATCAGTAATTTTCATTAATGATGGAAATGGTGGCAAAGCAGTTAAAGAAGGTATGATACAATTAGTAGTTAAAGAAGAGGTAATAGAACAAAAGACAGATTCTCAGACAATTCACATAGGAGATGACGGTTTACCGTTTTAGAACACTTACTTAATATTAATTTAAGGGGTATGGGTTGTTATTCATACCCTTTTTTATATCTACTAATTAAAATGACTGAGAGAGAAACAGAACACGAGTTATTAATGCAGATTATTCATGAGGATTGTCACGTTAATACAAAAGAAAAAATAGAATACCCGCCAGTAGCTTTATCATACGGCAAAAAAATAATACAAAACTCAGAAGGTAACATAGAGGTTGCAGTACCGCTCGGAACATACGGCAATTTATCGGTCGTAACCGCTCCACCAAAGACCAAAAAAACCTTTTTTATATCCTTATTAGCTTCAGTCTATTTGAGCGGATCTAATACCTACGGCGGCGATATTAAAGGTCATAGGGATCAAGGGCATTTAATACACTTCGACACCGAGCAAGGTTTGTGGCATTGTCAAAAGGTCTTTAAAAGACTACACGATATGGATTTTAATATCGATATGAAAAAATATCATACCTTTGGATTACGAGCGATAGCCCATAAGCGACGCATAGAGTTCATCGAGTACTTCTTAGCTAAGAACGTAGATAAGCCATCTCTCGTTATAATAGACGGTATTGCCGATCTAGTAAGTGACGTAAATAATTTAGAAGAGTCGAACGCAGTAGTTCAGAAATTAATGGAGTGGTCAGCAAATTATAATTGCCATATCATTAATGTCATACATCAAAACTTCGGATCTACCAAATTAGGTACTGGTCATCTAGGGAGTTTTCTAGAAAAAAAGGCTGAGACGGTTATCCAACTAGAGGCAAATACCGTAAACAAGGACTGGGTTACAGTTCTATGCGGCAGAAGCAGGGGTTATCCTTTCGAAACTTTCAGCTTTCAAGTCAACAGCATAGGATTACCCGTAATAGTTGGAGACATATACGATCCTTTAAAAAGACATGACTAGAGAAACATTAATTTTGATCGCAAAAAAGCATCACACATGGATTGAAATAGTACAGACCTTCGGATGTACAAAAAGAATAGCAGAAGATATTACCCAAGAGATGTATATTAAAATACAACTACAACTCGAAAAGGGTAAGCTAGACATCATATATAATGACGAAGGAGAGATCAACTACTATTACATTTTTAAGACTCTAAAGACGTTATTTATTGACTTAAAGCGTAAAGGAAAGAATGTACAAGTTATCTGCTTAGAAGACCATCTAGAAGAGAATGGCGATCTTAATTACTTATATAATGATGTCAATTATATTGAGACATATCAAAAAGTAACAGACGAGCTTAAAAAAATGCACTGGTACGATCGAAGAGTCTTTGAGATCATAAACGGCGGCGAAAAAATAGCAGAGTTTTCTAGGAAATCAAACATCAATTACTATGCTTTATATTTTACATATAAAAAAGTAAAGGATAAACTAAAAAAGATCCTATGACAAACACATTTAAAAGAGATCTAGAAGCAGGTAAAATTTACGAGTCTTATGTACTAGATAAAATCAAAAGAAAATATCCAAAGGCTTACATGATCGACGGTTATTGCAAGGAATGGGACATATTCGTTCCTGAATTAAATTACGGCGTTGAGGTTAAGTCTGATCAGAAGAGCTTATACACTAATAATATAGTTATCGAAGTCGAATTCAATAACAAACCCTCAGCATTAAGCACATCTAAAGCTAAGTGGTGGGTAATATATGACGGCAATATATATAACTGGTTTCTAGTAAATAACATTAAGAAATGCATACTACAGAACAAACTAAAATATGCAATATTTACTGGCAAAGGAGACACAAAATCTAAAAAGGCATATCTAATAAAAAAGGAATTATTGTATAAATATAAAACACTATGAAACTAGGAGACGCAATTTATTACATAACAAAATACACAGGCATTAAATATATCGTTGATAAATACCATGAGGCAAAAGGCACAGATTGCCAATGCGGTAAAAGACGAAATAAGCTAAACAATTTAAAAATTAAAAGATGGTAAAATTTGAAAAAAATGATCATAAAAACTGGAAACAATTTAGAATGGGTAAAAACGATGTCATTAGTGCAACCGAATTTGACTTGGTATGCGACTTACACTCAAGATATTACAAGCATACGTTTTATAAACCCTGCACATGCAACCCTAAATTGATCAATAGATGGATTAAGGACATAAATATTGTATGGGATAATAGTAAATAGTTATTGAATTTTTTGTATCGTAACCTTTTTTGTTATATATTAGCGTATAATTTAAAAACAGAACAATGACAAAATTATTTCAAAACGATCAATCAGGAATTATGATAAACGTAGAATTATCTAAGAATTTACTGGAAATTAGATTACTAGAATGGATGAGGGAAAAGCACTCAGATGTTTTTTATAATGACTTAGAAATGCACGAGGGCGGTAAAGTAACTGTTATGTGCCTTAAAGGAACAGACGGCAACGAATATACTGAGCTACAGTTTTCAGGAGATAACGGTATCATGATTTTCGAGGAGTGCTTAGTAGAAGCTATATAATGACTGCAAAAGAATTAATGTATATCAAAAATACCATTCAAGAAATGAGTGATATAGATCCGCAGATTACTGACGTAATAATTAACTATCAAATAAAAAAAACAGATAGGGAAAAAAACTTTTTAAAAATAAACATAACACTAAAAGGATGAGTTCAACAGAAACACTACAACAAAGAATTACAGAGTTAGAAGGCGATTTGCTAGAAGCTAGAGCAGAGAAAAAACACACATACATACACGAGACGCATCATTTAGAATGCAGCGACGGAGAGATGCACTTTGGATACGGAGACTCAGACGATTCAAATTGGCTAGTATATAATACAGATCAGCTATTTAAAGATCTACCATTTATTATAAATCAAGTGGTAAAGGAAAACGCCAAAATGCAGGAGTGGTATTTAGACAAAATAAAAGACGAATTAAAAGAGCTAGATCCTGAAGACAAAACAGAAACAAAAGAGATACCATTATTTGAAGGCACTCTAGATAAACTAAACGACTTATGAGACTATATCACTTATCCAATTGTTGTATTCACAACATAGAAAAATATCCAGAAATTAGAAAACTAATACTAGAAATTTATACTATAACAAAAGGTTCTATTGAAATGGGATCAAACGAAAATGAATTATGCCAAGTTGCTTATAAAGGAATAAGGAAATTAATTAAAAACATATGATTTTACTAGTAGACGCCGACAGTCTAGTATATGCTAGTTGTTGTAAGAAAAGAGAGACACCAGAAGATGATTACCATCAAACAGATATATCGGAAGCTCGTAACAAATTCGACGAACAGTTTATGAGTATAGTAAACTCCCTAGAAGAGATGTACACGATCGAGAAGGTTATAACATTTAACGGCTCTAGAGGCAACTTCAGAAAGTTTATAGGGAATCAATATAAAGAAAACAGAACGTACGAGAAACCGCCTCTATTGTTCGAAATGCATGACTATGTTAAGACTCAATACGATAGCATAGTTGGGTACGGAGTAGAAACAGACGACATGGTAGCAAGGTATTGGAAAAGACTAAGCGAAGAGGATGGTAGATCTAACGTAATGATAGTGAGCATCGATAAAGATTACAAGCAGTTTCCTTGCCTATTATATAACTACCATTATAAACATAGAGAGATCTACGATATATCAGAAGATCAAGCCTTATATAATTTCTATGAGCAGATGATCGCAGGGGACGCCGCAGATAACGTCAATTACTTTAAAGGTAAAGGCAAGAGGTTTTGCGAGAAATACTACGCAGAATGCGAGACTGAATATCAATACAGAAAAAAACTATATAAACTATTTAAAGAAAAATACAAAAGCAAAGCAAAAGAGAAATACTCCGAATGCTATAACCTCCTAAAACTTAGGACAAATTAAATAAACATGAAACAACAACAAATTAAATCAACAAAAAATTACAATCTATTTACAAAAATTATTGGAAACAGACTTCTAGACATTAACAATGTCAAAAGAATAAAAGAGTCTGTAGAATTAATCGGGTTACAAACGCCAATGATGGTAAACTATAAGCACGGTGTTATAGACGGTCAACACAGGCTACAGGTCGCCAAAGAATTAGAAATACCAATCTCTTATTATGTTGTATCTAATTTTAAAGAAGAGAATATCCATGACTTACAAATAAGTAAAAAATGGACTGCCTTTGATTTCGCTCTTCGTAATGCTGCAAAAGGAAACAAAGAATGCATAGACGCCTTAGAGGTATGTAACGACTGGTATATTGAATCTAAAAAGAAGTTTAGTAAAACAAACATATTGACATTATTATCGGTCGGTCAAAAAAACAACATTACAAAAACACTACAAAACAATAAATTCACAGCAGATATTTCTACAGCTTGTCGAATCTATAATTGTATTAAAATATTGTCAAATAATAAAAACCCGAAATTCAATTCTTACTCAGCAAATATTAGCAGGATATTAAAAAGTTTAGATTATAATTTCAAAGGCTTAGATTATAAGATAATAGAAAAAATAAACAAAAAACATTACCTAGAACATTATACAAATGCCTCTGATCAAACAAGGTATTTAACTGATTTATATAAAAAATATGCTAAATAATTTAAAACCAATAAATATAGCAGATAAGATCTCTGAGCTTTCAGGGATCGATGTCTTTAAAGATAATCGGGAGCGCAAGGTCGTTGAGGTTCGCTCCCTACTTACTTACTTGTTAAGGGACAAGCTAAAAATGAGATGGAAAAATATAGTTCTGTTTTATGATCAAAACGGTAAGAAAATCAATATGGCAAATGTAATGCATAGCTATAAAAAATATCCTTATTATCAACAGCACAATACAACATTAATAAAATTAGAGAGTCAGTTCCTTTTTGATCCTGATATATCTCACGACGAGATTAACAAGATTAGCTACTTAGAAAAAAAGTGTAAAAGACTTGAGAAAAAATTAATAGAAGAGACATTAAAAAACAAATAAACCATGATTGAGAAAGTTAAGATAAACGAAGTGTTTTCAAATCCTGTAAATCCAAGGACAATAAAACAAGCCGAATTTAAAAAGCTAGTAAAAAGTATTAAAGAATTTCCTGAAATGTTAAACCTAAGACCAATCGTTGTAAACAGCGAGGGTGGTATTATAGGCGGTAATATGAGATACTTGGCTTGTAAAGAGATTGGACTAAAAGAGATCCCTATAATAAGAGCAGAGAACCTCACAGAAGCCCAAATAGAGCAGTTCATTATAAAAGATAACGTAAGCTTTGGAGAGTGGGATTGGGACATCTTAGCCAACGACTGGAAGTCTAGCGAGTTAAACGAATGGGGATTAGGAGTATGGGAAAACAAAGACGAAACTACTGCGTTTGAGCCATCAATGTTTCCTAGTCAATCCGATAAAGAAGTGACTGACGAAGACATCCAAAAGGGCGTTGATCAAATAGGCGGGACATTCCAAAAAGGAACAGAAAAAAAATTCATAGAAACCATGTGCCCAGAATGTGGTCATGAGTTTAATGTAGCACAAGAATAATGAAGGACGGAAAACATTTATTAATAGACGCCTATGGATGCGGTAAAGAGCCTCTATGCGACTCAGCTCTTATCAGAGATATGTTACTAGATATAACTAAATTGATAGGCTTAAAACCGCTCTCTGATCCTTTAATCTATGTAGTAGACGAAACAATGATTGACATCAAAAGCACAGGGATTACTGGAGGCATTATATTTATGGAGTCTCATTTTACTTTCCATGCGTTTCCTGAGTTAAATTATTTTTCTGCCGACATTTATTCTTGTAAAGACTTTCAACATGATTCTGTGATTGAATACATTAACAACTTATTTCTTCCAAAGGATCTAAAGGAAACAGTAATATTAAGAGGGACATCATTATGACAAAAGAAGAGATCCATTTATTCTTGGAATTAGAAACGACATTTATGTTTGCAAAATCAATGGCTAATATTCCGCATAGTTGGATATGCAGAAAATACTATCCAGACGCTAAATTCTTAACCGCCATGAATTTTATTAAGGATAATGGATATGTAGAAAAATTTTACAATAAAGAATACATTTATTATAACATAGGCACATTTAAGTATTGGGTTATGACAGACGATCAAGGCTTTGAAGACTCTACTGCAATAATTAATCGAGCAAAAATATAAATTATGAAAACAATTAAAATAGGTAAGCATACTGTCTCAAATGAAGATGTGCAAAATGTAGATTTTAATAAATTATTAAACGGCGAAAAAGCTCATATACTTTATACTGATCCACCTTGGGGCGATGGCAATATGAAATATTGGTGTACGTTAAACAAACGTCATACGGGGCAGGAAAACGAGCCTATGACATATAAGAAGCTAATAGGTATAATTAAAGAAATGATTGTTAATCATGTAGACGGCTATGTATTTCTAGAAACAGGTAATAAATGGCTAGACGAAACGATCAAAGATCTAGAGGGCGTATTGTTTAATCAAGAGGTGTATCAACTAACATATAAGTCAGGAAGTAAGGTGCTGCCTAATCCAGTAATTGTAGCAACCACAAACCCTAACATTACATTACCTGATTTAAAGGATCTAGAAGGGGCATTAGATGAGAATAGTTTAAAGATAGCTATTCCATTACTTGCTAAAGAGGGGGCTATCCTATTAGATCCTACTTGCGGGATGGGCAACTCGGCTCGTGGTGCAATTAAAAACAAGATGAGGTTTGTAGGAAATGAGTTTAATTCTAAAAGATTAGAGAAAACAATAAATTCGCTAAAAAAGGATGAAAATATACAGTAAGAATAACGTATTAGTTGAGGCAGAAAAAAGAATACATAGACTGTTTGACGATTTTGAGAATGTAGTCGTGGGATTTTCAGGCGGTAAGGATAGCACCGTATGCCTTAACCTTACTTTAAAAATAGCAGAGGAGCGAAACCGTTTACCTCTCAAGGTTTTATGGGTTGACCAAGAAGCTGAATGGCAAGGTACTGCCGACTATTGCGAATCAGTATTTAAGGACAAAAGGATCGAGCCTATGTGGTTTCAAATGCCAATGAAGTGGTACAATAATGTATCGTCTCATAGTAAATACATTTATATATGGCAAGAGGGCGTAAAACATATGCGTACAAAATCAGATATATCAATAAAAGAAAACAAGTATTTAGAGTTTGGATTTCACGAGTTATTTAAAGAAATCTTTGATGTTCATTTCCCTAATAAAAAATCATGTTATATCTCAGGAGTTAGAACAGAGGAAAGCCCTAAAAGAATGATGAGCCTTACAAGCTCTTTGACTTATGAAGACATTACTTGGGGCAAGAAGCTAAACGAAAAACTAGGACATTATACATTTTACCCTATTTATGACTGGAGCTATTCGGACGTATGGAAATATATACTTGACAACAATATTGTTTACAATAGAATATACGATGCTCTATTTACTCATGGAGTAAGTGTAAGCGATATGCGGATCTCTAACCTGCATCACGAAACCGCAATACAAAATCTGTTATTAATACAGGAGATCGAACCCGATACATGGAATAAGATCGCTGAAAGGATAGAAGGGACTAATGCAATCAAACATCTTAAAAGCGATGCCTTTAGATGCCCAACTAATTTACCCTATATGTTTACCTCATGGAAGGAGTATGCATTATACCTAGCAGATAATCTTACTAATGATGAGCAGTTTATTACTAAGCTAAATAAGCATATAGATAAAAACAAAAAATACATGGTATCAAATAAGGTTTATGTGGATTTCTTTAAAACAATAGTAAAAACAGTATTGTCGCAAGACTTTGACTTTACTAAGCTTGGCAACTTTTTAACGTCTCAGCATTTTAACACAGTAAAGAAGTTTGTAAACGGAAAGCTAAACAGCAAAAACATTGAGATTAACAGAAAGTATGATAAATACGTCAAAGGATTAATATGAAAACAACACTAAAGAATTTGCTCATAAAAGAGTTAAGAACAGAAAACAACATAAACCTAATTGAAGAGGTTAAAGAATTGCTGCATAATTTGTCGCCATTAAAAGAGCAGCCAGTAAACAGAATAAGATGGGTATTAATAGACGAGGTGTCGCCAAACGACTACAACCCTAATTCAGTAGCTAAAAAAGAAATGGGACTCTTATATACGTCTATTAAGCATGATGGATATACTCAGCCGATCGTAACCATACAAGACAAAGAATCAGGAAAGTATGTAATCATAGACGGATTTCATAGATACTATACTGCTAAGACTAATGCCGACATCCTAGAACGTAATAAAGGCTATCTGCCGATCGTAGTATTGGAAAAGGATATAAACGACCGAATGGCAAGTACGGTTCGCCATAATAGAGCAAGAGGTATGCACTCAATAGCGGGGATGTCAAGCATGGTATTTACTATGTTAGAAAATGGGTGGAGCGATAAAGAGATATGCAACGAATTAGGTATGGGAGTTGAAGAGCTAGTCAAGCTAAAACACATTACAGGATTCTCTAAACTATTCGCTGACGCAGAATACAATAAGGCTTGGGAATCAGCTAATCAAATAAGACTTAAATTAAAACATAAACAAGATGAAAAAACAAAGACAGTTTAGATCGAGGCAAGGAAGGTCAGACAAACAATATACATCGACTATGAAAGCTATGACTTATGGTTGTATAACTTTAATAGCATTAACTTTAATCATAATACTAACACAAATATAATGACATATAGCATCACGCTAATTTGCGCAGCATTATTACTATTAATATTAATAAAAGGAGAAACTAAAAAATAAAACAATGGACGAAAGTAGACACATAAAAAAGGAGAGCTTACTGAAATCGCTTGAGCAGAGTTTAGGCGTTGTAACCGTAGCATGTAGGGAGGCTGACATTCCTAGAAGCACATACTATAAATGGCTAAAAGAAGATGAGGTCTTTGCCGCTGAGGTTTCCGATATTGAAAACGTAGCTTTAGACTTCGCAGAGAGTAAGCTCCATAAACAAATATCAGACAATAACACCTCAGCAACTATCTTTTACTTAAAGACTAAGGGCAAGAACAGAGGTTATGTAGAACGTCAAGAAATTACAGGTGTTGAAGGAATGCCGACTAACTTTCAAATTGAGATAATTGGATCAACTAAAGATAAAGACTAACATTGTTTATGATCACTTATTGGTTTCAGATAAGAAGATTATTGTAGAACAAGGCGGAACAAGGTCTGGCAAAACCTATAATATAATACTGTGGATCATATTCGAGTATTGTACTAATAATAATAATAAGGTCATAACCGTATGCCGTAAGTCATTCCCTAGCTTACGTGCGACCGTTCTAAGAGACTTTATGAGCATACTAGAAGGTCATAACCTTTACAGCGAGAAGTTCCATAATAAGTCTAATTCTGAGTATTATCTGTTTGGTAATCTTGTGGAGTTCATTTCGCTTGATCAACCGCAAAAGATTAGAGGACGTAAAAGGGATCTGCTTTTTATTAATGAAGCCAACGAGTTATACTTTGAAGACTGGCAGCAGCTAATATTTAGAACTCAGGAAAGGATTGTAATTGACTTTAATCCATCAGACGAATATCATTGGATCTATGACAAGGTATTGCCTAGAGAGGACTGCGACTTTTTTAAAACAACGTACTTAGATAATCCATTTGTTGAAGATTCCATTAAAAAAGAGATCGAGCTACTTAGAGATACAGACGAGCAGTATTGGCAGATATACGGCTTAGGCGAAAGAGCTGCAAGTCGGAGTACTGTATTTCGATATGCTGAGGTTA